GCAGACAGGCCCGTATAGGCGGTATTGCCCATACCGTCAAATGACGCGAAACTATCCCCGATAGAACCACGGGACCTATAAAGCGCGCCGGCATATTGAATAGTTCCCAATTTAACGGCGCTATTAGGTGCAGTAGTCAAACTGTCAAAGTAATTAGCCTCTGCTCTGCGTCGATAACAAAACTGCGAACTGGCCGCCGCGCATTGAGTTAGGAATGCCTGATCTAATGCCGTTGCAGTTCCAATACCTAGCCAGTCCTCAACGTCTGTAGCGGTAATCCACGTGCAGACAGGCGCATAGGTCAAAGTACCGTTAGGAATAACTGCCGAACGTTCAATATCGTCGCCGGCGTCGTAAACCATTACCTGATTAGGGATAATGTACGCGGGGTCCGTCCGTAGATCGCCCTCTTCGCTAACGCCAATAAAGAGGTAGGCCGGTAGGGCTACGACGGTATGTGTCCCGTTCATGCCGTGGCCCAGGCCCGCAAGCGTGACGGACTGGCCTACCTCAATATCGGACGTAGTGAGTAGTTGTACTACTACGTAGTTATCTAACCTTTGGTGGTGGGTTATTGAATAAACCGCCATAGCGGCTACCCGCCTTTCGGTTTAGGACTTGACGAGTTTTACGAACTTCGTGGCGTCTGCCATGTAACAGGCCGCAAGGCCACGCCAGGCAATCTCGAAACCGAGAATAGATGGGCGCTGTACAGTCACGGCTCCGCGTTGCTGTTCATAAAATTCAAAGCCTGCGCCTGCGCCTGCGGCGTGTCCGATAATGCCCTGAAGGCCACCTGCGCCTGTGCCGCCTGACATGTTCTTATCAACCACAAGGGTAAGGCCCAGAGGGTTGCCGTTCCATGAGTTAGCGGACTGTGTGCCGCTTGCGTTCATTGGTCCGACTGTTGGGAATACTGGGCGTCCTGTTGTATCGGTAAGCATTCCCAGTTTTGCCCAGGTAATTGGATTCATGACCCAATGAGTAGGCAAGTAGTTAGAACCGTTAGAAATCTGGTAGGCGGCGCCGTAGATCGCTTCAATCCAATCGGCAGGGCTTGACAGGTCTACGACGGTTTCGGACTGTGTAGTACCGGCGGTGAGTTGATCTACTGCGTAGTTGTCTGTTGCCTGGCCGTAGGCAATAGCCAACTGTTCAAGAACGATATTCAACGATGCGGGGTCCGTCATGTCGATATCTTGTTCCGACATCACCACGTATGTACCGAAAGTCAGTTTGCTAACGTCCGTATTTGTCACCGTTACTGTTGATGGGTCAAGCGTTGCAAGTTCCGCGCTCTGCTGTGTAGCAACTGGGCGGGTACCAATTTTTGGGCGGCGGAATGTAGCGCCTGCCTGGGGCATGGCACGAGTACCAATAGCGCTAACGAAAGGCCTGATCGGGTTAAGCGAATCGTAGACATTCCCGACGATAATTTCTGGCAAAATGCCAGGCGTTGAAGTGGTCGTAATGTCTGGAGCGGCGGCGGAAATGCGCGCGTTCATTTCGGCAAACGCGGTAGAACCTGCCGCAAATGCGACCATATATTCCGATGGGCTAGGCAACTTAGGCGCATGACCACGGGCAGCGGCCCAGAGTGGCGTTACGGGGGTGGAAGCCTCAATAGGCTCTGGGGTTTCAACGTTCTGGGCCATTTCTGGGTTCTCCTCTGGTTCGTTTTCTTCTGGGTCCACGGCGTCGGGTTCCGTCTGTTCTTCATTATTACCCGCTTGCGCGGCTATTTGGTGGATACGCGAGGAATCAAACGCCGGCATTGGCACCATAGATAATTCGTTCCAGGTACTGGCCGTAACGATCATTGTTCCGTTGTCGTCGTATGTCCATTCGGTAGGTACCACGCCAACACTAACCCCGTCTAGTACGCCGTCAATGGCCAACGTGAGCGCGGCCGTACCCTCTGGAACGTCACTAATACGAGCGGCGAAATACATACCTGGCGCGTCGCCAGTCAATACCTCTACGCGTTCGGTAACAAGGCCAATAGGGCGGCTTGTGTCGTGGTACTGGAGCAACTTAGGCGCGCGTCCGTCCGTGGGAAGTGATCCAGCGGCAAATTTTACGCGGGTCCCGTCCATGGTCACAGCCTCTTCGCCATATGGCGCCGCTAGTCCCATGATCGTACGCCTAGGGGTTTCGTCGCCGGCCATTGCGTCAATGGTGACGGGGTGGGGGTTGAATCTTAAAATTTCCATTAGTCGTTTTCCATTTCGTTATTCGTTGGGTTCTGTGATCGTGGGGCGGGTGTCTCAATATCGTCGCGAATTTCTAGCGTTCCCTCGCCTACTTTTAGTTCTTCTAGGTAACTATCGACGTCTAGGCGTACGAATGTTCCGCGGGGTAATACGTTGTCGGCGCTCATTGTCTCATTCCAACATTGGATAAAGTTTTTAGCCGCAAATAGGTAGAGGTCCTGCTTAGCCTGTTCGGCGTTCTGGTATTGGTATCCGCCTACAGCGATACCGGCCAGATACGGCGGGATATTAGCGACGCGCGCTAATTCAAGCGCCTGGAACTGGCGAGAATCTACCAATAGCATTTTGTCGGGCGTTGCCGTTGTGGCTTCGTAGGTTAGGAATTCGTTTAACGCCGCGGTCTGGTTTGTCATGCGGGCTTCGTTAAATGCGTGGGCCATTTCGCCTAGTTCGGCTGGGCTTAACGGTTCGCCTCCGACCTGGCGCAATACGCCCGCCGGTATGGCCGATCTGGCGTTTCGCTCTACTGAATTTTCTAACGCTAGTGCCGTAGAAATGGTACGGGCAGACGTGTATAGCATTCCTTGAATAGGGCTAATGAATTGGATTACGTCGCGGGAATCCACGGGTAGCCCGTTAAAGAGAATTTCGTTAGACGGGCCGAACCATACAGGCCCCGCCTGGTCCATTGTTGTAACCATGGCGGCGGGTAGGCGTGTAAATGACGCGGGGAAGCCATCGGTCGTTCTACTTTGGACGTGCCAGAAGCACCTACCCGTGAAGAATAAATCGTCAAATGTCCACGCCATTAGGAAGTTATTTGTAACTGTTGGGTCCATACGACGGCCCCAGGCGCGCGGGGCAATTTCGTACGGTTCCATTTCTTCACCGTTCCATTGTTCACGGTAAAACTGAACGGGGAGACAGGCGAACATAGACGCGATCAGGTCACGGGCGCGAGAGATCGTAGGTACGGACATGGCGCGGGCGCGCGCGTCGCCGTCGATATAAGCGGGGAAAAATCCAATCTGGCTAACGCCAGCGTTATATCCGACTGCGGCCTTAACGGGTGGTTCCATTGAAGTAGCCATAGCGGCGGTTTTATTACGCGAGAATAGAGCCATAGCGAAAGTGTAGGGCAGAACAACGGCGTAATGGGGGAACGCTAGCGGCGGACCTGTCCCCGACGAACCGCCCACCGCTAGCGCGAACTAATGCTAGTGCTAGATCACAACTAGCGCAGGTTTCCTATTGCTAACTGTACGCGACGCCTGCGCGGCGGCGAAAACCATACAGCGCGCCAATTCAATAGGCCCAGGCGAACGAGCCGACGAAAGACTAAACGAGGACTGCACTTTTACCGCGACGGCGCGCTCTACATGTTCGGTAAGTGTCACTTCGCCAGTATGAACTAGCCGGCCCTCAGTAATAAGCGATCGGACGTACTGCGTCCATTTGCCCAACTCGCGAAACCCTACAATATTTCGCCGGCGTTCCCATTTCTGCGGGCAGGACATTTCTAACGACGGGGGAATGGACAGAAATAACGTTTTCTGGTTTGTTAGTAGCGTCTCGATATTCTTCCAACATGCGGCCAAATTGTCTACCTGGAATTCAACGGTTACCGCTACCTTGTCGCCCATTTGCACAGCGCGAACCCCGACGTAATGCGCCGAATCTGTAGAACTGTCCACGCTTAAAACTCCCCCTGGCGGTAGATCGTCGTACGTATGACAGCCGGCGAATATGCCAGGTTCTAACCACCCGTTAGCGGTAGAGGTAAATAGGTTTACGCTGGAGCGTAGGAACGCCTGGCGGTTTGGTGCTTTAGCCTCTGCTTCTAGAACAGAGACGGGTAAGAAATAACCCATGCTGGGGTTTCCGTATTGCCAGGCCTCAACGGTCATAGGATCCACCGAACTAGGTGGTGACCATTCCGCGAAATACATAGGGCCAATATCGCCGGCGTCTATTTGGCGTAGGCCTTGTGATCGCCAACGGATCATAGCCGTACTGGCTTCGGTACCGGCGGTAGAGAACATTAGGCATAGCGGGTTCTTACGGGCGCGTTGTGTCGGAAGTAGTCCCTCGTCTATCGCCGCTTCGGAAATGCTCCAGATCTCATCAAGTAAAATTAGATCGGCGCTGTAACCGTGGCCCGCCTGTGGTGTCGCCGCGCGGACTAGCCACCTATGGGGGCCTGTCATTTGGCCAGTCTCTGGATTAGGTACGTGAATTTCTAATTCATTACGTCCGTAAGACCATGAAACCTTAGCCCCGTAGCGAACCTCCAATAACGGGGCGAGATACTTAAACATAGAAACGGCCAGGTCCAATTTATGCGCTACCGAAATAACCACCTGGGGCGTACCCCTACGCGGGGCCTCAACCGTTAAAAAATGTCCTAGGCATGCGGCCATTAATTGAGACTTGCCGTTCTGGCGCGCTACCGAACAATAACCAATACGACGCAAGTAATCGCCGGCTTCGTCCATGGCCGTAAACCCAGAGGCCACGCGGTACTGCCACGGTAATAACTCAATGCCTAGTACGTCTTGTGCGAACCCAGCAATTTCATCGGCGCGCGTTTCGGCATGGTCGGGCGTGATCGTTTCCAGTCGGGGCGAATCATGGCCAGTTACGGCCACGCTGGGTGGCGTTTGGGATATAGGGAATAGAGCG